CCGAGATTTTCCTTTTCTAAAAATGACGGAAAATGACTTTTTTCTCGAGATTTTCCGAGGGAAAGAAAAACCCTATATATATATTCTATATATATAGGAGTATTTCCGTTCCCTAAGGTCACAGGGGTGAAGTAGTTGTGCGAAGCTTACGCACAACAACTCCTTCCCCTGACCTGTGACTAAAAGCAAAATTTTAAAGTTAAGAAAGGAATGGTAAAAAATGGCAAAATGCAAATCGACTTCAAAAGATAAAAGATTGAAAATCGCTAAGGGAATGCCACCTTTGAGGCGAAAACTTCCAAATAAAAGTTACAGTTACAAAAACGATCAGGTAATGGACTGGATTTCTAAACGACCGGCGTTGATTGATTATGTGTTGGATAAGTTAGTAGCTAACGGATACATAGTTTACAACCCGGAATTAAAGTTGTGGTATGGAGTTGATTATTTTGAAGAAAACGAAGACTGAATTTTTTATGGCGATGATACCGCCGACCGTGACTGCACAGGAACATAAGGTTATGGTAAAAAACGGCAAACCTGTTTTTTACAATCCGCCCGAGGTGAAACAGGCAAGAGAAAAGCTCACATCACATTTGGCAAAGTTTAAACCGTCAGAACCGTACAAGTCGGGTGTCAGGTTGATAACAAAGTGGTGCTTCCCTCGCGGTAAACATCAGGACGGCGAATATCGTACAACAAAGCCCGACACAGACAATTTGCAAAAAATGCTAAAAGACTGTATGACCGCTCTCGGCTTTTGGTCTGATGACGCACTTGTTGCAAGTGAGATATGTGAAAAGTTTTGGGCAGAGGTTTCGGGTATTTACATCAAGGTGGAAGAACTGTGAATATCTCGGAAGTTAAACGCAACCTTGAAAGAACTGTGCTGTACAATGGTGCAGAATACATTTTGAAAGGCTGTATCATCAGACGGAATACAACAGGTCAGTTTTATTATCAAGCAGAGCTTATGGACACCAAAGCCAAAAGCTCGTTGATTGTAACTGCACTTGATAAGATTGACGAAAGGAGAGAAAGCATTGAAAGCGAGAATACCAGTTAAGCTGAAAAAGGAGGCTATGGCGGAGATTAACCGCCTTGCCGACAGGGAATATCAGAAAGTCAGGGACAAGGAAATTGCGGACGCCACAAGGCGAATTTTTAAGACGATTGTATTTGCCTTGCATAAGGATTTCGGCTTTGGCCGTGATAGATGTGCAAAGGCTTTGAAGTCTATGACGGAGATTATCGAACACTCCGACACCGACGAAGTCTTTTGGGAACATATCGACCGTGTGGTTATTGACAAGCTGAAACTTGAATTTGACAAACGGGACTATACCGACAACGGACAAGTTGTTAATTTTGAAGGAGATGAATAAAATGAAACTCAGGCAGGAAATCAATAACACCCGTGATATGATTGACGGTGAACTCAATCGCATCATGGTCACAGATGATATAGAAGAGATAAGAGGGTTGACATATTATTTATTTTGTAACATAAATGATCTTATCTGCAAGAATCAACAAAGAATTGCCAAATCGTTGAGAGGTGAATTAAATGATTGATTGTTCAAAAACAGAGAATTACTTTGCTGAAAAGCAAAGGATGACGAAAAGAACAAGGCATGGATTATGTGAAACTAATTGTAGTGACTGTCCTCTGTATAGTGAAAACAACGGTATATCTGAAGGTTTATCGTGTGGGTGTTTTGAAATGCATTATCCCGAAAAGGCGGTTAAGGCTGTTCAAAAGTGGAGCAATGAACATCCGCAAAAGACATATCTTACGGAATTTCTGAAACATTATCCAAATGCAGAACTTAATCCTATTGGCGTGCCTAAAGGCATATGTCCGTATGACTTAGGACTGATGAACAGATATGATTGCAGAAAAGACCGTAACTGCGTTAAGTGCTGGAATCAGATTATTGAGGACGGTGAAGAGTGATGAGAGTCTATCAGTGTGATTGTTGTAACAAAGTTATCACAGATCCGTACACAGTTAAAATGAAGGAATTCTATCTAGGGATGATGGATACTGACTGTAGTAGTGGCATTGTGATTCCTATTGAAAGAAAGAGAAAAATTAAAATCCAGATATGTAATGATTGTTACAAAGGCTTACATCTTATTGCTGAAAGAAAGGAGCGTGAAAACAATGATTGAAAAAGAATTAAAAATCCGTGAGGTATCCGGTGATTATGCTTTGGATATACCGTTCGCAGACGGTAGTGTAAACACGATATACTTTAATTCAAAACGAAATGTCGAAACAGTTAAGCATATTATCGAAGTTGACGGAAGTAAACCAAACGAAGCAACCG